CAAAAGGTCGTTTAATTCTTCCTACGGGTAAGGTTGTGGATTCTAATTTTACGATTCCAAATCCACAGATTATTACACAAACTTTAAATCCTGTTGTGGGTGTGAGTAATTATGAATATGAAACTCTAAAAAATACCCTAAAAAGAAGCATTTATCTTCTTAAGCCAGAATATCTTCAACAGGCTATTAATGATACAAGAAAAGCGATGACCTATGACAGATCATCGCAGTATGTAAGTGATAAGGTAATTCGCACCGAGAACACAAGAGTCACGATGCCCTAAAATTAGTTTTCTGCTAATTTTTGGAAGTAAGACATTGTATCATCCTCGTCTTCATCATCAACAACCGCAACGGGGCGGGATGGTTTCAGATTACTAAGTTCTGAACGAAGATCTTCGGTTAGAGAAGGTGCAGGACCACGATAGGTGTCCTCGTCCTCAACTTCAGAATCAACACGAACAGATTTGGCACCAAGAACCGAATCAAGACGCTTCTTCAATTCATCATAAGATTTGAACTGATCGGGAGCAACAAGTTCGGCAAGTGCATACTGCTTCTTCCAAATTGCTTCCATTGCGTCATCATCAGACAATAGAGCACCGGGAGCAGCAAACTCACTGGAATCATAGTTGCGATATCCGGCAACATTCTTTGCCTTCAGTTTGAAGTTGGCACCCTGCCAGAAGTCAAATGGGTCCATAGGAGTCTCATCTTCAAACTCTGGTTGCATTGCTGCCGTGAGTTTGTCAAAGATTTTCTTACCGAACTTGTAAAGAAACACCCTACCCTCATTTTCGGGATTGGCAGGGTCCTTTACCACATAGATATTTGAAACATAAGTCAGCTTACGCTTTTGCTTACGAGCAAGGTCTTTACCCGAATCGGTGCCGTTATTCCACAGTTGAGTATTATATTCGGATACTGGGTCTTTGTCTCCCAGAGTAGTCCTACTGTTTTCAATATACCAACCACCATTAGCCTGGAATGCGTGACTATAAAGTTTTACGAATGGTAGGTCTTCACCATCGGGAGCAGGAAGAAAGCGAATGACGGCATAACCATTGTTTGCCTTGTCGCATTCAAGTTTCCAGAAGCGTTCATCAGCAGAAGAATTACTAGAATTGTTCATCTTCTCGACTTCTTTTACCAGTTTAGCGGTGAGAGAACCAAGTTTAGATTGTTTTTTTAGGTCAGAAAAGCTCATTTTAGATTTTTAGGATAAATTGGATTTTGTTTTGCAACAACTTTATTATACCACAGGGGTAAAATGGTTGTCAAGCCCTCGTCCAACCTTTATGTTGTTTTCTTTTTCCAGAAATTACGTGATGCATAGTAGAATCTGAAAGATTATTTTTCTCACAAAAATATTTAAGATTATTTGCAGTATGCATTTTTCCTGCCGGATCTTTCATCATCCAAGTTTTATTATCTCTTTCTACTTTTCTTTCTCTTACTTTTTGTCTTTGCTCTTCTGTAAGTTTTTTACCTAACATTCCTTTTGGTGATTTTTTTCCCATATTAGATAAACTTATTTTTCTTCTAGTTTCCTCACTCAAAACTCTCTTTTTTGCAGCATCGGATAGTTTTTTCCTAACTTCTGGACTCTTTGCTGGATTATTTTCACCTTTAGGTGGATTATAATAAAATCCAGTAGAAGTTTGTTTTGCTCTATTAGCAAAGTGAGGATTTTTATCTATTTTATAAAAATCGTGAAGGGCACATTCTGCTTCAAGTGCCTTTTCCACATTCTCAAAAGTTTCTAATATTATTTTTTGAGTTGGTTTAAAAGTTTTATCTTTATAGGAACCAAAATATTTTATATCTTGTTCTGGAAGACATTTACATTCTCTTTTTCCAATGTATCCCCTTCCATATTCCTCATAAGAGTAATAAACATAAAAATACTTTTTCATTCTTCTCTAATCGGGTGACATAAGTATTTATACAAGAAAAGAGCAACAAGTGCCCTTTTCCCACCTGAAAAGTGTCACCCGATCAGGCATAAGTATTTATCATCAGTCAATATACTTTTTGAG